GCCTGGCCAGCAGCGTGGCCTGCGCCCTGTGCATCGCCCAGTTCGCCTTGCTCAAACCGATGTCGGCTTTCATCGTGCCGGAGCCGGTGATGTGGCTGTCCCTGCTCAATGCCACGGCCTGCACGGTGGCGCCGGTGTTGATGGTGATGCTGGCCATCGCACGCGTCGGCGCGCCGCTGTCGTCCCAGGTCGGCATGGTCGGGCCGATGAGCACCATCCTGATGGGCGTCCTCATCCTCGGCGAGCCGATGAACGCTTGGATCGCCCTGGGTACGGCCCTCGTGATGGTGGGCGTCTTCCTCGTCAGCACCCGCAAGAACGGCTCGGCCCGTTGAGCGCGCGGGGGGCATCCCGGCCAAGGGATTGCACACAACTCCCCAAGGCTGTTCAAAATCGCTGCAGATTTAGAACGGCGTCGCGCCGGATTGGCAACCTTTTCGACCGATTGCAAACAAACGCAAAGATTAAGCTGACCGGCTATTCAACACTGGTCTAAAGATGGAACTCGGCTATGCCCGCGTTTCCACGACTGAGCAAGACACTTCGCTCCAAATCGCCGCGCTCCGGGCCGCCGATGTCGTGGCCTACTGGGAAGATCAAATATCGGGCGTCAAAGCCCGTCCCGCCCTTGAGGAGCTTCTAGGCATACTGCAACCGGGCGACGTTGTCCTGGTCTACAAGCTAGATCGTCTGGCCCGCAGCCTTACCGATCTACTGCGAATTGCCGAGCGCGTCGCCACGGCAGGCGCGACGCTCCGCAGCTTGACCGAGCCGTTAGAGACGACTACCCCAGTCGGCCGGATGCTGTTTCAACTGCTCGGCGCATTCGCCGAGTTTGAACGTAACGTAATCAAAGAACGCTGCGCCGCAGGACAGGCCGAGGCCATGAAACGCGGCGTCAAGTTCGGCAGGAAGCGCCGGAAATTCGACTACGAAGAAGCGTTTCGCATGAGAAACGAGGGGAAGACATTCACCGAGCTTGCAGCGCATTTCGGCGTGCATCGGTCGCACATCTTCTCCGCCGTGCGTCGAATCAAGAAGGAGCGCGCAGCCGAAGCCGAAAAGGCGGGCGCTTCCCTGGCGGGACCGGGCTCTATGTCTTCGCCACTGAGCCCCTAAAGGGTCTCAGCCCTATCGGGTAACGATCCCTAGCGCGTCAGCCGTCAACCATCGCGGCATCAAACCCGGTCGGCCTGCACCGGTCGCGCCAGTCGCTTCGCTTTATGTCACGACCGCTGACGGTCGGCCGCCCTAGTCAGCCTCAAACGCCGTGAGCTGCCTTAACCCGCCGAAACACCCCCGTTGACCCCTGTCGAGGGCGAAGGGGATCAACGGGGGTGTTTTTATTCGGCGGGTAGCGGCAGCTCCCGCCGTTTGTACATGGTTCCACCACCCCATCCCCCCGCCCTTCCCGGAGGGAAGGGGGCGAAGAGGTCTCTGCTGAAGGTATCCCAATCCCGGGCCTTCGCAACCACGGAGAACGCTATGTCTGAGCACGCCACTACCCAAACCGTTACGCGCATGGTTTCGCTTGCGCAACTGACCATCGCCCGCAACGTCCGCACCGCGACGGGCCTGAACAAACAGAGCATTGCCGAGCTGGCCGAGTCGATCAAAGAACACGGCCTTCTGCAACCGATCCTTATCGCGAAGGCAGGCGACGGCTTCGCGGTGATCGCAGGCCAGCGCCGGACGCTGGCATGCATCGAAGCGGGCCTGAAGGAAATTCCCGCAATCGAGGTCGATGGCAACAACGGCGCAGACCTGAAGGCAAAGCAAATCGTCGAGAACCTGCAGCGCGAAAACCTCAGCTTGGCTGAAACCTGCGCGGCGGTCCGCGAAATGCTCGCGATGCTCGGCAAGCCGTCCGATGTCGCGGCCAAGCTGAAGAAGTCGAAGAGCTGGGTATCCAAGCACCTCGCGTTGACCGGGCCGACGTTCACGCAGGAGGTTCGGGACCTGATGACGGACGGCCACTGCCAAGACCTGGACACGCTGCACATCCTGAACCAGATTGCGAAGCATCCCGAGGGAGGGGCCGCTTGTGCGCTGCTGGTTCAAACGGCCAAGGTCGACGGCCTGAGCCGTGGCGCTGCGCAAAAGGCGCTGGACGAGCTGCGTTCGGAGCAGCAGGCGGACGAGGAAGAGGACGGCGAGGAGCCCGCCGAGGGCGCTGAAGAGCAGGAGAAGTTCGGGAAGCTGGAACTTGCCGAAGGCCCGGCAAAGCTGCTGCTGGCGGCCCTGCGTTTCGCGCAGCAGAAGAAGCCGAGCAGCCGCCCCGGCGAGGCTCTGATCGGCCATGTTGAGGCCTTCATACAGAAGAACTGGCCGAAGACCGTGGAACTCCGCGAAGAGCAGAGCGACGTGCCTGTTTAAAGCGCCAACGCCTAGCCCGAACGGCTAGGCGTTTCTCATGAGAAACGGAGTTCACAAATGATCATCTTCCACGAAGGACTGCCCGGCTCTGGCAAGAGTTACGAGGCTATGGCTGAACGCATCATCCCGGCGCTGTCGAAAGGGCGGGAAGTCGTCGCGTATGTCGAAGGCATCGACCATGCGCGCATCGCTGAGCTTGTCGGCATCACCGAGGAGCGCTGTCGTGAAATGCTGTTCACGCTGACGCGAGAACAGATGCAAAAGGATTGGCTCTCTCACTGCCGTGATAACGCGCTTCATGTCTTCGACGAGGCGCAAAACTTTTGGGGCAACAGGTCGAAGCTGACGGACGCACAAACGCAGCTTGTGACGGAGCACAGGCATCGCGGAATGGACATCGTGCTCATGGGCCAGGATCTCCGAGACGTCAACGCTACATGGCGTCGCCGCGTCGAGCTGAAACTGTCTTTTCTGAAGCTCAACGGCATCAAGCTTCCGAAACTGCTACAGGTGCTGACGTTCCACAAGTTCGGCACGGAGAACGGCTATAGCGTCACGACATATCGCCACCTGGGCGGCGACAACTTCCAAAGGCTAGGGCTCTCGGTACGCAACTACGACCCTAAGTTTTTCGGGACGTACAAAAGCCATGTGACCGACGACACGAACACAGAGGTCTACACGGACAAGCGCGCGCAGGTGTGGAATCACCCGATGCTGAAATACGGCATGCCTGCAATGGCAATAGCGGCCGGGCTCGGCCTGTGGAAATCGTGGGCCTATTTCCACCCCGCGCCAACAGCCGCAGCCCCGACTAGCCAGAAAGCGGCAAGCTCGACAGCGGCACAGCCATTCGTCGCGACGCAGCGCCCGACCGCGCCGGTCGCTGCATCCGCGCCGGTAGACGACTCGCGGAGCCCAATAGAGAAGCGAATGGCCGACCTGCAATCGAAGGGGCGAATCAGACTCGCGGGACTGATCAGCTCGAAGACCCACACGAGCGGAATAATCGAATGGGTACAAGGCGGCTCAACGGTCATTGAACGCCTATCCCTCGACGCGCTCAGAGCGCTAGGCGTGGCGGTCATCGTGACCGAAGACAGCGTGGTTACGCTTGCGGTCGGAGACTTCAAGGACATCGCGACTACATGGCCGCTAGAAGACATCGCGCGAGTTTCAGAAGCGAGACAAGCGGCGATCAGAGGGCCGGCGCCGATCTATGGCGCCACGGAGCCACCAACGTTCCGAGGAAGCAGTAGCCGCGAAGCACCGGACTACCCCGGCAACTTGACGCACATCCAATCGCCAAGATAACGCGTCCGCTGTTGTGACATGCCGTTCGCATTACAGCGGGCCGGTCGCAGCTCTCGAACATGGCCGGCCCTTCTCCCATGCTCAGCACGGTGCGCCACCACCCGTGGGCGAAAGTTAGCTGAGTGGCTAGCCACCTCTGGAACTGGCGTCAATCTTGCCTTCGAGGGTCTGAATTAGTTCGTACGCCTTTGCTATGGGAATCTCCGCCCCGTATTCCGCGCGGAACTCTTGGATCACTCGGTCGACCTTGCGGGCGTCTTCGGCGCGGCCACCTTGAAGGTAACTCTGTCTGAGCGCTTCGACGTGGCTCAGGACAGAATCTACGGAAATCATAGTTCCACGCTTGTCTGCATCGTCTATTAGCCGTTGACGCTCGACCTCGACTTTCTCGAGTTGTTGACGAATGTAATCCCGCTCGGCTATTGCCTTTTTGAGCCCGGCTCGTGATCGCCGCCTGATCATCCAGTAGGTTAGAAAAACTGCCGCGATTACGGCCACAGCTATAAGCAGTTCCAACCTTTTGCCCCTGTTACGTTATCGAGACTGGCGTCAGCAGAGCGGCATTACGCCCCGCACGCTGAATTCCCGGACTGCTGGTCACGAATTAGCCGAAAAACTCTGGCTTCAATGACCCCTTCAGCGCTCGTCGTTGGAGCGACTTCCGAGAAATCAAGCTCATTCAAGAGCTGAAGACTTCGAGGATGTGCTGGGTCCGCTGAGGCGTAAATGCTCGTAGCGCCGAGCGTAGTAAAGCCATATTCACAGAGCAATGACGCAGCGTCTTTACCTAGGCCATGACCAATGAAGCGCCGCGCTACTACGACCTGAAGTTCACGGTGTTTAGAATCGCAAGTCCCCAAGAAATGCCCGATTGAAGCGCGACCTGCGAAAGAGCCGGTTGAAGCGTGCTCTAGAGCAAACACGGTGTCAGATTCAAACAGGAAGCGGGACTCCGCGGCCCAGTCCTGGTACGGCCTCCAAGGACAAGCGGGCCGAATGTACCTCTTCAGTTCCTTGTCCATTTCCAGTGCGTACCATTCAGGCAGATCCGATTCCTGTAAGCGGCGAACCTTCACGGCGCCGCGCACAGCAGGTAGACGAAGACTGAGGTACCTCACCATGGTATCTAGCCTACCGGAAAGCAGCCGGCGGCGCCAACTGCTTATGGCCCGTAGCGCGTACCGGCGTGCGTCTGCACGAAGAACGGCTTTCGCTGACGGAGGTACACAGTAATGCCACGAAATTTCGCAAGAGAAACCATCACCACTGGAACAGTGTTGCGACCTTCCGCACGAGTCGGAACGCGTAACCAGTGCCGATGATGCCGAGCGCGGTCGGAAGGCCGGCCGCGCTAACCAAATAGGCAATGCCAGGATCTAACTGCGCGTAAAGGGTCTGAAGCCCTTGGTGCATGAACTCGGGAACGGGTATCAGCGATAGCAGACCGACAACGGCATTGGCAACCATCTCGACAGCGTTGACAAACGCGTCAACGACAAAGGACCACAGTGCCGAGAAGAACTTGGTGACAAGGCCGACTAGCCATGAGGTGAACTCAGCGAGCATGATTACTCCACAGCGACTCGGAAAGCGAAGAAGGACGCGGCGAGAAGCAGTGCCATCTTCAAGACGTACAGCGCCTGAGTTGCAAACGGCGTGCAGAACTGGTCAATAGTGAGCGTCGTCTTGAGGTACGAAACACTGGCGCTCCAAGTTGGGCAGGAGCCGGCATTACTAACCGCGAAAAAGCTGCCAGCAGCCTGGCCAAAAGGGGACGTCGAGAACTGATTGCTTGCCGCGCTGAGCACGCTACTCAGGGTCTTGTCTTTTGCCGTATAGAGGTCGCCGACCGGAGCAGCCTCGCCGCCACAGCCCGCTGACGACGGGTTTTTCTCGCAAGGCCCCTTCTCGGGGTTGTTGTCGTTGCTGTTGCCCGTCCCAGTGCCCGAGTTGCCCGAGCCTGCACCGCCGAGAATCGAGCCCGGTAGCGGGTTGTCCACGCGCCTACTCGTGGTCGAAGAGCCATCGGGCCGGGTCGTCGTCGTTGTCGTCGTCGTCTCTTTGTTGCCGTTCGCGTCAACGCGAGTCCGTACCTCAGTCTCAGTGACCGAGCCGTCCGGGTTTGTGACCTTGGTCTTTTGGGCGTCGCTGCTGGCTTGATTCTTCGACGCGTCGGTCGGGTTGCCCGACTGGTCAACGCAGATCGATTTGCCGTTCATCGACGCGGACCCTTGCCCCGCAGCGCATGTGCCTTTGGGCAGGTCAGCGGTGCCCGTCGATGTGCCGACCTGCTTTGTGTCGGCGGACTTGCATTTGTTGCCCGTCACTATGTAGGAGCCCCGGGCGAACCAATGCTTTTCGCCGTTCACCATGCTGCTACCTGCCGGCGACACCCCGTCGAAGATGGCCTCACATTGGCCAGCGCAAGCAATGATGGTCGGGGTAGCGCCCGCAGTCGCGCCGATATCGTAGTAACCGCTTGACGCCGTGGCGTTCGCGGTGCAATCGACGATGCACGAGAGATGCAGCGCGTCGGGTTTCCAGCCGGGCATACACGTGCAGGCTTTCGGCGAGTCATACGGCTCGCCAACGGCGTTATCGGGGCAGGTGTTATCGACCTTGCTCATCATCGCCATACCGTATTCGGCAGCGGGGGGAGGATCGCCGCACCCAGACCCGCCAGGGGGGCCGCCCGTATAACCGTAGTCAACCCTGAAACCGATAGCCGTCTGGCTCACGGTTCGAGTGACCAAGCAGAACCCGGTGCCTGTGTCGCTATGGATCGCCTGCCGAATGGGGCCCATCATTGAAGCGTGGGCAATGTCCTGGGTCAACGACCACTTGCCGCACTGGCCTTGAGAACACGCCATCCACAGCGTTACGTTGGGCATCACGTCGACGGCGCCGCCAGCTCGCGCAGGTGGACACACGACGAGGAAGAGAGCGGCGAGAAACGCGAACGCCGCAAGCCGCAAGGTATTAACCATCTGACAGCCCCTTGACTGCGGCCGTACCGCAGGCGATGCCGAGCGCAAAAATTGCAACGAGCCACATAGCGACCTCCTCATGAAAAAGGCCCCCGAGCCGTGAAGCGCGGGGGCCGACCCAGCACGTTTAGCGGCCGATCATGGACAGCACGATGCGTGCGCCCTTCTTCACGACGGCCGGCACGACCAGCAGGGCGGCGATAGCCAAAATGGCAGTCGCGACGCTGGAGAAGTCCACGGCGCTGGTCAGCGACGAGAAATCCGTGCCGGCCGCGTTGGCAGCACCAGAACCAGCGAAGGCGACGAGGGCGACGGCGACGGCAGACAGGGGAGTGCGAATGTTGCGCATGAGAAACCTTTCAATCTCGGTTAATGAAGTTGACGACCGCCCCGACTGAACGCGCGATGACGTAACAGCCGACCACCATCACGAAACCAACACCCCAGGCGGCCGCCGAGTCTTGAGCGGAAGGGAGTTGGGTAGAACCTGTACCGGCGTCATCCGGCGTTGAAACGATCAACATGGACTGGACCGGTTCCGGGGGTTGATTTGCGACGAGCCAATCCGCGCATGCCTGTTCCGAGACCTGATGGGAGGCGGCAACAATTCGACCGTCCGCACTGAGACCCAGGCAGTTCATGCGGAAAGCTCCTGATCGAGATCGATCACGACCGAGGTCCCGGGGTCGCAGTGATCCGCGATGAGTTGCGCTACCTGTTCAGCGTCATCGACCAGACCAAACCGCATCGCGGTCAGGAGTGACGGGGTGTATGCAACATCCCCGCTGCGCGGGTCAGCGTGCAAGAACTCCCAGTTCACTGCCGACTGAATCAGGTAGCGCGGCATGTCACGCCGCCTTCTTCGTGGCCTCTGCGACCGGCTTCAGATCAACGATGACAGTCTTGTTCGACTTGCCATTGGTCGTGATCTCGCACGTGGCCACGGCGTCGAACGGAAAGGGGATGGCGCGGAACTTCTGGATTTCGTCAGAGGTGCCCATCTGGAATTCGGACGAGAACTGGCCGATTGCCTCGCCCTTACCCCCGTCCAGGTCAGTCAGCGCATAAACCTTGGTCGAGTCATACGCCTGACCGTTGTCGAGCACGCCCTTGCTCGACTTCATGCCGATGATTCGGAGTTGGACTTGAAATTTCATGTGTACCTTTCCGTTTCGCTAACGAAACTGATCACGCCCCGTTGAACGACGGCGCAGCGACTGGGGCAAAGGCCTCTGCGACTTTTCGGAAGGCCGCACGGAGCTGGTCCGGTGCGACGCCAAGCAAGCGGCGCGGCGTTCGATGCCGTTCGCTGTCGATGATTTCGGCGAGGAGGTCGCCACCCATGTCGAATGCGGCGACGATGGCCGGCGCAGCCGTACCCTTGAGCCACCGAACGGTTCTCGTTACCTTCGCTTCGGCCGTCTTCTCGACGAGTTCCGGGTGAGTGCGGATCACTTGCGCTTCAGCTTCAACCTGCTGCTCAGCGAGCAAGCGACGGCAGAAGGCGTAGGCACCAGCGAAGAAGTCGGCCGGACGAGTCAGGACGTCAAGGTCAATGACACGGTGGTTATCGCGGAACTCGACCTCGCACCGCGTCCACTCGCTGTTAGCTTCATGGCCAAACAGCTGATCGCCCTTTTCATAGAAGCGCAGCAGCTTGCCGGTTGCGCGAGACCCGACTTCAAACGTGCGCGAGTGACCGAGACACCAACTGCCGAGGTTGCGCTGAGTGGGAGTCTTACCGCGCACATCGAACTCACCGGCAACATACGCATCCTGGACCTGAATAGGAGTCCAGCCGCGCCAGATGTCCAGGCTCAAGTCGGCGCGCGTGATCTTGCCGCCAGCCACCTGGATGAACTCGCGAATTGCTGCGAGCTTTGCCATCGGAATGACCAGCATCGCGGCGCCGTGCAAGTTGAAGTGAACGGTGCCGGCCTGTTGCGTGGACTTGCCGCCCGCCAGCACCTGCCCCACGACTTCGCCGGCATAGAGCAGCTCTGTCCTGGCCGTATAGAAGTCCATGCCGCGCAAGCTCTGTCCGACCTCAAGACAGCCGAGCAGCTCGACGAGCTGGCGCGCTCCAGCCGTGCACACCGCATGTGCGGACGTATAGACCTCGCTGTCTGCGCTGTTGCACATGCGAACCAGATCACGGCCGCGCTGATCGAGCGTGTCGAGCACCGTAACGTCAACGAGCGCCGGCTCGGCCTTGACGACGGCGTCAAGCGGAACCGTGAAGCGCAGCCAGTCGAGACGGACGCGACCTTGATTGGTCTGCTCAATCTGCTCCAAGGTCCATTTGATCTTTGACCCATCCATGACGGGCCGGGCGTCAACTGTCCTCATGCCCTAGCCCCCGCTGTTGTCCCCGTGTTACCGAGGGGGACAGCGCCTGCCGGCGCGGAGGGCGCGCAGGCGCGCCCGGCCTCGCCGGCCGGCTCGCACATGCAACGGTCATCACCGGAGCACAGTCGGACGTTTTCGTGCGCGAACCAGAGTTGACCCAGGTGGCAATCGACCTTGAACCAGTCGGTGTCCTGGGAACCGGGCGAGGCTTCGAGAACGCGTCCGCAAAGCACGACGCCGCGCTTACGGACCTGGACGCGGACGGGGCGAACGATGCCTGTCGACTTGTGCTGGTCGAGGACCAGGGCGAGGTAGCCGGCATACGTCAACGCCTCGGCGAGCACTCGCTTGCGCTCAGCCCTGGGCGTCCAGCGCTGACCGATGAGGTCATAGACGCGCACCACGGCGGCGATCACTTGTCGCTGCCGAGGAGGGCCAAGATCATGCGGGCGCCCTTGTAGACCGCCTTCGCGGTTGCAAGCGTCAACGCGACTTGGAGCAGCACCATAGAGGCGTCAAACAGGTCGACGCCCGCGACGATTACTGAGTAGTCGGTTCCTGCCACGATTGATCCCCTAACGTTCGGTGAGGTACATTCCGAGCGTCTAACGCTCCGTGAGGCCATAACGGTTCGTTAGGTACTGGGGCGTATTGGGCCTTACGAAAGGTTAGCTATGGAACTGGGGAAAACCCTTATCGATGCCGCGTGCTCAAAGACGGGCATGACGCGCTACGCCATAAGCAAAGCGCTAGCCGTGAGTGACGGTTTCGTCAGCCGCGTCTACAACGGACGCGACCCCGTGCCGCCAGCGCTGGCGGCGCGGCTCGCCGTACTGGCTGGCATCGACGCACGCCGCGCTGCGCTAGACGCGCTTGTTTCGCAAGAGAAAAGCCACGAGAAGCAGATCGAGCTTGCCGCCGCACTGGGCGTTGCGGCACCCGCTGAGCCACCAACTCGTAACGGAGTTACTGTTCAATTGGCTTGAATATTGGCGACAAGGTCGATGAACCGCTCACCCCTCTTCCGGGAACACACTGCGAACCCATGATGAGCCCAGCCACCCGCTACACCCCCGTCGCCATCGCCCTGCACTGGTTGCTGGCCCTGGCGATCGCCGGCGCCTTCAGCGTGGGCCTGTACATGACGGACCTGCCGTTCTCGCCGACGCGGCTCAAGCTCTACAACTGGCATAAATGGGCCG